AGCCTTCAGAAGCTGTTAAAGAGAGCCATAAGCCACAACCGGCCAGGGCCACCCAAGCGATACGCATACATCGCGCCTACCCAAGCCCAGGCCAAGGACATCGCCTGGAATTATCTTAAAGATTTTACGGCAAACATACCCGGGGTGCAGACCAACGAGTCAGAGCTGAAGGTAACGCTGCCAGACAAGACGACCATGCGGCTATACTCGGGCGAGAGCTACGAGCGCATGCGGGGTCTTTACTTCGACGGCATCATCATCGACGAGCCAGAGGACATCGACCCTGTAGCCTGGCGCGAGGTCATACGTCCCTGCCTGACCGACTACAAAGGATGGTGCATCTGGATCGGCACCGTGAAGGGCAAGAAGGGACAATGGAAGCGATACAGTGAAGGCAAGCAAATAGACTCCTGGTTCACGATGAACCTGAAGGCAAGCGAGTCAGGCATCCTGGATGACCAAGAGCTGAACGAGATCCGCACAGACCCGATGATGACCGAAGAGGCATACCGGCAAGAGTATGAGAATGATCCCACGGTCGGCATCGTCGGTGCCATTTACGCCAAGCAAGTGGCAGAAGCAGAAGCCGCAGGCCGTGTGATGAACTTCGAGCGCGACAAGGGTGCGCTAGTCCACACTGTGTGGGACTTAGGATCGCCCTGGAACACTCGAGTCATTTACTTCCAGATGGTCGGCCCCACGATACGAATCATTGACCACGACACCGGGCTAGACCTGGAGACCGGTGACCGTGTTGCCCACATGTTGGCTAAGGGTTATAACTATGGCACGCACTGTTTGCCACATGATGCTAATCAGACCAGACCGGGAGGCATGTCTTTTTCTCAAGAGCTATACACCGCAGGCCTGAAGAACATAGCCATCATACCGCGCACCGATGACGTGTGGCGCAGGATTAACAGGATGCGCGAGATGTTCGCCAACATCTATTTTAACAAGGACAAGACCGTAGACCTGCGCGATTCTCTCGAGAGCTACCAAGCCAAGGAGGAGAAAGAATCTGCTACCATTACATCCAGGATCGTAAACAACTGGGCATGTCACGACTCAGATGCGTTTGGATACATTGCAGAAGCAGAGTGGGCAGGCATCATTGAGCCAAATCTTTCACACACATACCCATCAAAAAAAGGAAAACGCAAGGTCAGGCGCACGGTTACTGTTGCAGACGCTAGCGAGTTTGAAGATCATCCTGCCTCAGACAAGCCGATACAAATCTCTGGTAGCAATGTGACTAGCTACGGCAAAAGCAAAATCAGAGTTCGTCGATAATCTTGAAGGGTGGGTGCCTCTACCAGTAATGCGAGGTCGGGGGTTTGGTGTTTTTTCCTCCGTCATTCACCCACCCTTCTCTTGTCGATTTCTATTTATCAGGATATGATCACAATCAAATGGACGACCCGTTTCTCATTAAGATATGCGATCTACCTGAAGGCACGGTAATTAGCCACGGCTTGATCAATGCCATCAGCGACGAGTTCTTGGCTAGGCTAGGGCCGATACCGCAGCACAGAGTGGAGCACCTGGTTGCAGAGTTCGCGCAGCAACCTGACCCAGACTATCTGCCCGAGCACACTCAGGAGATACTCGACGAGATATACGACTCAAACTTTGGCGACCTAGGCATATGACACCTGCGGAAAAGGCAGCGCAGCAATACCAGATAATGGAATGCGACCGCACGTTTTTGCAGGACTTGGAGTCACACATGTTGCACGGCTACGTATTGTCAAATGACAGATGCTTTATCCTATGTCGTTACGTTTCGCGTAATTGGAGCCTGGATGACATGGCTGACCCAGACCACAACCCGCCAGGAAACTTAGATTGCATCTACATGTATTTAGCAGTTGGCGACATAAAAGAGTTCTTTACTTTCCCACACCAGCCAGTTAAGTGGGTAGCGTTCTCGCGCAGAGGCAAAGCTCCGCGCATCTACAGTTACGACACTCTCAAACAGAAAATTTATCATGGGACTCAGCAAACCTAAGACGCCTAAAATGCAAGATCCTGCTCCCCGGGTGCGGGAGTCATTGCAAGACCAAGCAGGCGCAGCAACTTCGCAGCGCAAAAAAGAAAAGAAGCGCAGAGGCTATGCAGCTACTAAGAATCCTGGCCGTAATACCATGTTTAATGAAGGCGCAGGCAACACTAAGCTAGGCTCAGGGTCTACCATGTTTTCTAATGGCGGATATTGAAAAGCTCTGCCGAGTATACTCGGCCCTCCAATCTGAACGAGGATCCTGGGATTCATTTATCCAGGAGATCGCAGAGGTGGCATGCCCACGTAAGGCATACATCACCCAAAAAACTAATGCGCCAAATGGCGAGGTAGAGTCTCGGCTTTACAACACAACTGCTGTGCAGGCCAACCAGACCCTGGCGCACGGGCAGTTGACTTACGCTATGCCATTCTCGGAAAGGTGGTTCACCGCAGAGCCTCCACGAGACATGGATAACGACGCTAGCCGGAGATGGTATGCGAGCGCAGGAGAGATCATGGCAGAAGGTCTGGCGACTTCATCTTTCTACACACGCGCACATGAAGCATGCCTAGACCGAGGAGGCTTCGGTATTGGCACCATATTCTGCGAAGAGAGCATTAACAACAAGTCAGGCCTATTCTTTGCGGTGCCGCAAGCAGGCAGCTACTGCGTTGCTGAAAATGCAGAAGGCATGGTGGATACCATGTATTGGGAGCGCGACATGACCGCCGACCAGATTGCCGGTAAGTTCGGCGAAGACAAGCTGTCACCAGAATCTCGCAAAGCGTATGGCAAACCGGACGAACGCTACACCCGCAAATTTAAAGTGTGCCAGTGCGTTAAGCCTCGCAACAATCGAGACTACTCCTCATTCCAGGCCGTAGAAAAGCCATTCGAGTCTACGTATTTCATGCCCGACGAAAAGTGGGAGCTACGAGAAAGCGGATACGACGAACACCCATTCTTTTGCAGTAGATACCTCAAATGGGGGACTGACGCATACGGCTGGTGTCCGGGGTGGCAAGCATTGCCAGCAGCGCGCCAACTCAACTTCCTCGAGAAGATGATGGACACTATGGCAGAGGTAGCTCTCTACCCGCGCATGCTTATCCCGGCGAACATGGCGAATGACGTAGCACTCGGGCCTGGTGGTGTCACAGTCTACAATCCTTTCCAAAATGCCAAGCCCGAGACCTGGGGCTATGAAGGCAAATACGAGCCTGGCATCGAACGCTTACAGCGTCGTGAGCAAGAGATCAAAGACGCCTATCACTATGACCTGTTCAAGATGTTCAGCCAACTGGACAAGCAGATGACTGCGAGAGAAGTGGCGGAACGCGCAAGCGAGAAGCTCGTGCTGTTTTCGCCGACATTTATTCGCATGCAGGAAGAGTGGCTACAACCATTGCTGCAACGTGTCTTCTCTATCTACATGAAGCAGGGACGTTTCCCAGAACCTCCTCCCGATGTGTTAGCAGAAGATAGGCTCGGGCCTCACGTCAGACCACCAAGCATTTCCTTTACCAGCCGCATTGCGCTAGCAATCCGCAGCCTGCAAAGCAACGGACTCATGAACACCCTGGAGGCAATCCAACCTCTTATGGCAGTGGATCCATCAGTGCGTCACATATTCAAACCTCATGTGGCCGGTGTAGGAGTAGCACGCAACTTCGGCGTCAGAGAAGAGTGGCTATCCACATCAGAAGAATACCAAAACGCGATCCAGCAAGAGCAAGCAATGCAGGCACAGCAGGCAGAGATGCAAGCTCTCAAAGATGGAGCGCAAGCTATTGGCGCAGTCAGCCCCGAGCAAATGCAAGGAGTAGCGCAGGCTTTAGGTGGATAACCACCAAACACAACAACCCCGACACAACATGCCCGATAACCAGCAGGACATTCCCTCTGAGGAAGAAGACAACATTGAACACACAGTCAGCAGCCGCATCCTGGCAGTGACTCAGTTCGTTACGCGCAAGACCGAGGAAGCCATTATGCAAGCCGTCGGGCGCGAGATGCTTAAGGAGCTGGAAGAAGATGAAGAGCTGGATATGGATGAATTGATCCAGGCCATAAGTTACCGGTGCATCTGCAAACGTGAAGTCAGTGCCGAGCACGACGGCCAGGAGCTGACCGTGATCTACCTGGACGACAAGCCCGTGATCAAGCTCGGCGCCATTGCCTTCACATACGCCAATGGCGTAGCTACCTATTCCCACCTTAGCGAAAGGATCCAAGACTGATGGACATTAGCATAGACCAGATTGTGCAGAAGATGTCCAAGCAGGATCGTGTAGAGTCACGCCTGTATTGTCGCCTGCTAAAGTCAAAAGACGGCAAGGCATTCATAGAATCTCTGAAACGTGATATCGGGTGGGAAAGCGCAGGCCCAGCTAAAGACACGGTCGAACACCACAGTGGACACATTAAGACCATCACGCCGCCTGCCAACTTGAACGAATGGATCGGTCAACGGCAGGTCATCAATGGCATCCTGCAAAAGTCTGCTGTAGGGCAAAAGATTATGGACTCAGACATGGAATAAAATGGACGCACTAAAACAGCAAATAGGCGGGAGTCACTATAAAGACCTCAATATACAACCAACCCATTTCTGCCAAGTTAATGGCCTCAACTTCTGCGAGGCTAACGCGATCAAATACGTCTGCCGTCACCGCAACAAGAACGGACGCCAGGACATCGAAAAGGCCATACACTACCTGCAAATACTTTTAGAACTAGAATACAACAACGCAACACAACCACTAAACAACTAAGACTATGGAGACTAACCAGAAGTATATGATCGACGACAAGGGCAAGCTGCACCGTGAAGGTGAAGTCATTGGCCTAGTCGATAAAGATGGCAACATCAAGCTGAAGCCAGAATCTAAGAAATACGTATCGGCAGTGACCCGATGGTATAACGAATTAGATGCGAAGCCGGAGCAGGAGCCTGCGGCAGAGATCACAGAACGTCCAAAGCTGACGCCCGAGGAGCAGGTCGCTGCTGACATGAAAGGCGTAGAGAAGGAAGCCCAGGAGGAAGCCATCGCATACAAAAAGGATTGGCGCGACGATGTGGAATTTGGCGAGAAGATCGGGCAACCGGTGCCAAAGAAGAACCCTAAGTTCGGGGACAAGACTCCAGCATACGTAGAGTGGCTAAAGAAAAACCGGCCAGAAAAGTGGGCAGAGAAATACGGATACAAAGGGGAAGGCCAGGTGCCAGTGTTCGAGCTGAACAAGGAAACCGGTGTCGAAGAGTTCAACGGATACAAAGACGCCACGTTCACACGTCGCAAAACCCACATGACAGAAAAGCCTGAAACCAACGTCGAGCTAGACGAGTCAATGGATTGGGACGCCTAAGTAACTTCAACCTATAGAAATTCAGACACATGCTATACAAACATTTGTTTAACTCATTCCTTCGTAACGAAGAAGGTGGTGACGGGGGCGACGGTGGTGGAGGCACTGGCGAAGGCCAGGACTCGACTATCTTCGGCCAGGGTAACGACGGTCAGTCACAGGAAGGCGAAGGCCAACAGTCAAGCAACAGTCAAGCAAGCAGCAAGGGTGGAGACTTTGCGTTTGGTTCGCTATTGGATAATGAAGGCAACTTTGTGCCGGATTGGATCGACCGGTTGCCAGAAGCGCAGCGCGACAAGTTCAAGGAAAACTCTAAGCATTACGGGAAATACAAAAACCCTATACACGCTTTGGAACACACGCATAGCCTGCAAACCCTTCTTGGATCTAAGGCCGAGGCAATGGTCATGCCTGCCCAGGACGCACCGAAAGAAGAGTGGGACGCATTCTTTACTAAGCTAGGCAGACCAGAAACTCCTGAAGGCTACAACTTTAATGCGCCTGAAGGATTGCACGAGTCTATCAAGTTCTCTGAGGACGACGCAAAACAGTTTACCAATCTAGCGCACGAAATTGGACTCACTCCGCAGCAAGTAGCACGCTTGGCCACCTATGACATGGAGCGCATGAATGCTATGGCAGAGAGCAATGAGACCGAAGCTCAGGAGATTACATCCAACCACTTAGCCGAAAACAAAAAGACATTGGAGAAATCCTGGGGCAGTGGCAATGACTTCAGCGAGAAGTTGGAAATAGCTCGGCGTGCAGCCATGACGTTTGGCTATGACAGTGAGGCCTTGCAGAGTAACCCGATCTTTGCCAACGCAGAGGTGCTGATGATGCTGGAAAAAGCAGGCACCGGCATGCGCGAAGACCAACTTGTCCAAGGCGACGATGGCAGCAACGCATCTTTCAAGGCTAAGGCTAACGACATCATCAACAACGAAGCCAACCCAGAATACAAAAAATACTGGGCAGGCGACGAATCCACTGTGGACAAGGTTCGCACCTGGATGGGAATGAGCTAATGCATTGACACTCAGTATCATTTAGGGCTTATTCAGCCTGACGCAATTAGACGGCAATGGTCACGCCTGTCTCGCCCCTGGTCGATTACACAAAGTCGGCCAGGGGTTTTCTGTTGACCCCATGTGCGAAATCGTGCTAATTGAATCCCACAGACCGGATCACCCGAGCAGGCCTACCTTGTAGTAGATCACCGCAAATTGCCCAGGCCCGAGAGTATTGAATGCTCTCGGGCTATTTTTTTCCCGAGAGTGAACACGTTAATTCTAACCAACTCACTCCAATGCCGGATACTACTATCCCCCAACACTATACCGACCAGTTCGATCAAAACTGGCAGCACCTTGTGCAGCAAGGCGAAGGTCGGATTCACTCCTTGGTTCGCCAAGAAGCCGTTAAGGGCAAACGCAAACTGCTGAATTTCATCGGCAAGAGCACTGCTCGTCTTATCACCACACGCTCGGGCAAAACCATCCCGTCCAACACACCCTTCGCAAAGCGCAAGCTCTCGCTCCGCGCCTATGACGAAGTCTACCACGAGGACGAATGGGACGAAGAGCTTCTCGGCGAAGTCAGCTCTCCTCGTAGTGCTGTAGTCGAGTCGCACGCAATGGCCTTCCAACGCGCCTACGACCAAGCCGTAATCGATGCCTCCACTGGCACCGCATACGTCGGCGAGGATGGCGACGAAGCCGTTGATCTTCCGTCTACCCAGAAGGTGGCAGTCAACTACATCCACGGAGGAACCGGATCCAACTCCGGCCTGACCCTGGCCAAGATTATCAAGGCCAAGTCGATCCTGGGTGTTAACGAAGCCGCAGGCCAGAACAACAGCAAGATGCTCGGTAGCAGACTGCTCTTTCTGGTTTCGCAAGTTCAGCTCGATGATCTCCTCGTGAACGTCGATCAAGTCTCCAACAGTCGCTACGCCGACGTGAAGGCACTGATCGAAGGCGAAGTCGATCACTTCATGGGCTTCCACTTCATTCGCACTCAGCTTCTGTCTCTTGATAGCTCGACTGATATCCGCACCTGTGTCGCTATGACCTCCGACGGTGTCGCATTCGCTGCTAACGGCAAGAGCACTAAGTTCTCCGTGCGTGATGACTTGAACGAGACTCTCCAGGTTCGCACCAAGGGTCGCCACGGTGCCACTCGCACTGAGGAAGAGAAAGTCGTCGAAGTCCCCTGTGATGAGTCACCCTGATGAATCCTGATCACTGAACTAGAACCATTAACCTGAAAGGATAATACATCATGCCAACTCACGTAACTGACGTTGCCACTAAGCAAACCCCCGTCGAAGCTGCCGATACCTGGAGCCGCGACGCTGGTAATAAGCAAACTGGTAACCTACTGTTCATCGATGCCACCTACACACTCACCAGTGGCACTGACGAGACCTCCGGTGATTTGATTAACATCTGCAAGATCCCCGCAAACGCGAAGGTCGTGCCGCATCTCTGCAAGATCAGTGCTGAAAATCCCGGCACTGCATTCAACATTGCGAAGATCGGTCTGATCAAATGCGACGTGGATGGATCCGCTACCGATGACGATGACGCAGTATCTACTGCCATCAACATCTCTGCTGGCGGTGCATTCGACTTCGCATGGGCTGCACAAGCCATCGCGCAAGACGACGTTGCAGAAACCGAGGACATGTGGCTCCAGGCCGAGCTAGGCACCATCACCAGCCCTAGTGCTGGTCAGAAGGTGCGCTTCCTGATTGCCATCGCCCCTGGTGTCTAATCGCATCGAACCGCAAAAGTATTCCTAAGTCTTTTAGACTTCGGTAACCACGGGGGGTCTGGGTAGTTGTGTCCCCAGACCCCCTTCTTTTTTACATACGCCAATGAGCACGAGCAAAACTGATATCGCTAACCTTGCACTCCAAAAGATTGGAGTCAGTCCCATCAACTCCATTGACGACGAAGGCAGCAAGCCTGCCCGGACTTGCAAGCAAAACTACGATCACGCACGCAGGGTGACCTTGATGAAGGCCCAGTGGAAGTTTGCCAAAAAGCTAGTAGGCCTATCCAAGGACGCAGCCGCACCTGCCTGGAAGTGGCAGGCATCTTACACGCTACCTGTAGACCACCTGAAGCTAGTCGAAATTGAAGGTGAGAACGTATGGGAGCCTAAAGAATACTTCGACGTGCAACAGGGCAAGCTGATGCTATACCTGGACACTGCTAGTGACGCACCTGCCGACACTGTGAATATCGAGTATGTATTTGACCAGCAAGACACCACCACGTTTGACCCGCTGTATGTGGACGCCCTAGCGTATCAGCTAGCAGCATTGATTGCGCGACCATTGACCGGCAGCGACTCCAAAGAGCAAGAGCTAATGGAGATGTTTACAACTCTGGCACTGCCATCAGCGCAGGAGCACAATGGTCACCAGACCGTGACCGATAACAACAACCCAATCATGAGGATCATGGCAGACTCTTACCTGAGAAAAGCTAGGCGCACTAGCTATGGTTCAAGCACTGGACTAGACCGATGATTGTTCAGAATATCCCGTCATTTGCCGGTGGCGAAATGTCACCTCTCCTGTATTACCGTAGCGATCTAGAAAAATATCGCACGGGGTGCAGAACGCTGCGCAACTTTACTCTGACTCCATACGGCAGCGCAAAGCGCAGGCCAGGACTGTCTTACACTGCAACTGCACCAGGCAAGACGCGACTCGAGACATTCCAAATATCAATCGAAAAGACGTTTGTGATGGAAATCACGGCAACGCAAATACGCTTTTTCAAGAACGACCAGATCGTCCAGGCACCTGGTGGTGGCAACCTGACAGTCACTACGCCCTACGGTGATGAAGACTTGTTTGAGATAGACATCAAGCAGATCAACAACGTGGCATACTTTGTCCACCCTGATTACCCGCCATACAAGCTCACCAGGTTGAATGACGACGTGTGGACGTTTGCCCAAGTAGCCTGGAGCTACCCGCCAATGAACACAGAGAACCTTGACGAGGATCTCACCCTAACTACCGGACGTGTTGGCTATGTAGGCACTACGCAAACGCTTACAGCATCGGACGCCCTGTTTGTGCCAGGACACGTAGGATCATACTTTCAGATTAGCCACGAACGGCCCAAAGACCAGTTCGAGACAAAGATCGTGGCGTCTACCGCAAACAATGGCAAATACTCACCAGAAATTTGGGTGCAAGGGGTATACCGATTTAGCACAGGAGGAACCTGGGGAGGGAAGTTCACGCTCGAGATCAATGAAGGCAAAGGCGCAGGATGGGAGCAGTTTGCCATATACACATCAGACAAGGACGCAAACTTTGATGTAGAGCGCACACAGGACGAAGCTGTGCGCATGCGGATTAAATACAATCAATATGACACACCAGGCACGGGCAGCTTTGCGTTAATCGATACCGCTGAACCATACATTCGTGGGGTAGTAAAAGTTACCCAAGTAAACTCAGACCGGATAGCAGCGGTGGAAGTATTTAAGCCGGTGCAATCTGGTGCTACTGCTGTGTGGCGAGAAGGAGCCTGGAGCGACAAAAACGGGTATCCTAAAACGATTTGCACCCATGAGCAAAGACTTGTGTTTGCGAGCACAGAAACACGCAAGCAGACGATCTGGGCATCTTCGGTGGATGACTACGAGAACTTTGAGCCAGGCAACAATGACGACCAATCCTGGACGCACACGCTGCTCTCAGGCCAAGCAAACGACATCCAATGGCTGGTAAGTGAAAAGGCATTGCTGTGCGGATCTACAGGCGACGAATGGGTGATCTCGTCGAGCAAAGAAGAAGGCATTATTACCCCGACGAACGTGCGTGCCAGGAGGCACTCGGGCAACGGCAGCGACGACATCGCCCCCATACTAATTGATGACGCGACTGTATTTGTGCAACGTGGAGGCAGCGTAGTCAGGAAAATGTCATACAGCTTCGAGGCAGATGGATACAACACTGCCGATCTTACCTTGTTGGCAGAGCACATTACAGGAGATGGCATCGTAAGCATGGCACTGCAATCGCAGCCAGAGCAGGTCATTTGGGCAGTAACCCGTGACGGCAGGCTCATTGGGCTGACACTAGACGAAGGCCAGGACGTAGTAGGATGGCACCGGCACAGCACCGGCACGACAGATCAGTTCGAGGACGTAACCGTTCGCAAGGTGAAAGGGCAAGACGATCAGATATGGGTAGTCGTAAAGCGCACAATCAATGGCGCAACAGTTCGCTACATAGAACGGTTGAAGCCAGATGGGTTCTTTTTGGAGGATGCATGGTCACTGCTATACCAAGACACATACGGCATGACGCCTTGGACATTATACGAATTACCGACTACTGAAAGTGATTGGCAACTCATAGACAATACCTGGCAAGTTGGTGATGTCGTATTTTGGCGCAAAACCACAAGTTCTAGTAACGTCGTATGGGGATCTTCATTTGTTGCAGATTACTCGGACTCAACTTATTACCAGGCAGTTTATTACTGCGCAGTAAGTCACGACACTGATTCTTCGTCTACTTGGTATACATACGACAACGATTTACGACCCTACATTCGACCGATAACCGGAGCGCAAACTGACCACGAATGGCATGTCGTAGATTCTTGGCAAAACAATGGCATAGGCCACAGTTACCAATACGATGCAGATGGGCATGACACAAATTACGTCTACAATTCTGCCACCAGCAAAATTTACCGGTGCATTCAATCGCACACATCTGCTACAAATAATGAGCCAGGAGTAGGGTCGCATACCGCCGCTTATTGGGCAGAAGTGACCGATTTGAATACGCCTACCGAGTATTCGCCATCTAGTCCATTATACAGCATTGGCGATCCTGACGTGCAGCATGATGGTTTTATTTGGACAGCAGCACAAACTAGGCCTGCTCGAGCTAACAATGAGCCTGCTGCATCGATATCAGAATGGACAGAGAACTTTCAAACCTATGCGCTGAACGACGAGACTGTTCACAATGGATTGCCATACAAATGTATCTTGGCACACACGGCTGCATCAGACCGCGAACCAGGCACAGGAGCTTCTTGGACAACCTACTGGGAAGTCATCCAGGGACAATACACGGCAGGCGACATAGCCAGCGAAGACGGCATTAACTACAAAGCAAAGTCTACGCACACCCCGGCAGCCAGCAGCAAACCGGGCATAGGCGCATCCTGGGAAACATACTGGGAGCTAGTCACCGACGAGGATAGCGTAGACTTCTACGTAGACGCAGGCCTCACATTGCTCAACCCAGGGACTATCACAGAAGTTACCGGCCTCGGACACCTAGAAGGTGAGACTGTGCAGGTATACGCCAATGGCGCAGTCCTAGCACCACGAACAGTTTCCAGCGGGGCTATACAGCTCAACCAAGAAGGGGATCCAACAGATTACGAACACATTTCAGTGGGCATCAGCTATGAATCACAGCTCGAGCCTATGGCACTCGAGGTGCAAATGCAAAACGGCACTAGCGTCAGCCGGGAGAAGCAGATCACAGAGCTAGCAGTAGCAGTGCGAGATTCTTACGGCATGAAGGTAGGCACCGATGCAAACGGGCCTTTTGATACTGTCACGTTCTATAACGGAGAAAACGCTACACCGCTATTGTATTCAGGCATAAAAGAGTTCAAGATCGACCACGACTATGAAATGGACGCGACCTTTATTCTGAAGCAAGACCTGCCGATGCCTCTACACATCCAGGCCATTGTTTGCAAATTCAAGACCTATGGAGATCAGCTCTGACATACGCATACGCGAATATGCAAAGGAAGACTACCCCGTGCTGCGTGGGTGGTGGCAGGAGCATGACGCCGAGCCTATGCCTGAACAGATCATTCCTCAGTCATCATGCGTGGTAGAAGACGAGGAAGGTGCCGCAGCATTTGGTGCTGTGTTCCTATGCAACGCAAACCACGTAGCCTTTTTTCACGGCATGGTCACCCGCCCGGGTATGTGCATTAAGCATTCGTATCGCATGCTCAAGGCATTGCAGGACGGCATCGACATCATCATGGCAAGCGGTGGTCACACCATTCTTTTCGGCACAGTGCAACCAGGAGCAATGCTGCGCGGGGCAAAAAGGCTGGGATTTAATTGGTCGGATAATAACTACCACCAAGTGAATAGAATCATAACTACAGAACTAACTAACTAAGCTCATGGGACTTGAAACAATGGCTATCGTAGGAGCTACTGCTGGACTGATTGGAACCGGCATTAGTGCTTATGGACAATATCAACAGGGCAAAGCTCAGGAGTCTATGGCAAGATACAATGCCAAACTGTCAGAGCAACAGGCAGAGCAAGAGGGAGTAGTGTCTGCTGAAAACTCACGACGTAGACGCGACATGAATCGCAGGCGCATTGGCCAAATACGAGCCTCTCTTGCAGGTAGCGGGGTCAGCATGACAGAAGGCAGCTACCTGGATGCCATAGGGCAAACGTCATCAGAGCTAGAGCTAGCAACCCTAGACGACATCAATCAATCTCGCAGACGGCAAGAAGCATATATGAACGACTCCAGCATGCAAAGGTGGCAAGGCAGTCAGGCTAGTAGCGCAGGCAACATTGCAGCAGTGTCTACACTGTTTGGCGGTGTTGCCAACACTGGTTCAAATATGTATGACATTCGTCGTTCATTTGAACCCTACAAGGGTCAGTCATAACTTTCTAAAATTATGTCAGAAGATTTCAGACCAGGATTTGAAGCAGTAAAACCTGTCGATGTAGGAGCGCGAGGCAGCATGCGCGACGTAGCACGCCCCTGGGACGCAGTAGCAAAAGCAGGCGAGGTGCTAAGTCAAACAGGCGACCGCAGCATGAAACTTGCCTTTCAGCAGAAAGAGGCGCAGGCAAAACGCACGGCTGCTGAGATGGAGCTGGCATTCGACAAGATGCACGCAGACTACAAGCAGGAGATCATTTCTAACCCGAACATGTCGGCAGACGAGGCGAACGCAGGATGGGAAAAATTATCCGAAGGTTTTATTAGAGACTATGCAGGCGGAAATCGGTCACAATTAGAGCAAGACATTTACGGAACCCGAGCGCGACAACTCACTCAAAGAGCAGGCCTGGGCATCCAGGAAGATGCGCTTATCAAAGATATGCAACTAGCCAAGCAGTCAATGCTCAACATGGTTATGCGAGGCGAGCAAACCGGTAATCGCGACATGGTGAATAATGCTTTGGATGGTCTTAGCAGCTACCTTCCTGTCGAATCTATTGAAAAAATAAGAATAGAGACCGACCACAGGTTGAATCGTGCTGATCTCATGAATGGCATTAAAGAAGATCCAGTAGGCAGTGGGTTCTACTTAGGAAGCCTAGAAGATTTCAAAAGAAACTACCCAGGTTATAGTGATGACGACTATTACGATGCACTTGAAACGCAACGTGTCGCCAAAGGCAAAATGTATTCTGATGGCCTGGATCTATTAGAAAACAAATTGGCATTAGACCCTAGCTACTCAGAAGAAAAGCTACGCAGTGACTTTAAGTATTTTGAACCGGCTGCGCTCGAAGACATGGTTGCAAAGTATAGTAAATTCAAAGGCGAGCGGCACGCAGCAAACATAGCAGATTTAAGTTATCAGAGACGTGAAGCCTCAAAAATGGCCAGCATAATACAAAATTGGAAACCCAAGACTACTGGCTATGATCCAGTTAGAACCGAGCTAACGATGGCAATTCGTCACAAATTTCCAGAGAATAGTGATTTCAAAAAAGACCTTATATCAGCAATAGAAGACAAAAAAAAGAGGACTGCGCAGACTGAACAGGATATAGCAGAATTACACCTTAACAATCATCTACGTCAAAGAGACCAGCAACAACAATATCGCACCTTGGCAAAACAATCGTTAGGGCAAGCCCTAATGGACGGCATCCTGACCGGAGGTGATTTTCTTGAGCGTGCAGGATTCGACTACCCCGAGGCTCGAGATATCCGCGCCAAGTATGACAAAATCTATAGAGACAGAACTGCTGCTGACAGAACCGCAAAAAGCCCAGAAGATGCAGAAAAGGAATACAAAGCTCAGGCAGCATTGTTCCGGCAGATGTATTCAACTAGGGGTAACAAAGGACAGGAAAACCTGACAAGGTGGGAGAAGGCAGTCATCCAGGCAGTGGTAGACGGCAAATCAGGCACGCACATGGTGGAGGTAGAAGACCCTGCTGCCAAAGAAAGCTATCACATGAATCGAGGTAAAGTTATACAACGATTCAATCAGTGGGTGCGCGAGAACCCGCAAGAAGCAAAAGACGAGAAAAAAGTTAAACAATGGTTTAAGGATTTTAACGTAGGTGCAACCCGAGCATCAGCAGCGGAAGCCAATCAAGAAAATGAGTGACACGAACCGTATAGACACTGATCCTTCCGTAATGACATTACCAGAATCTGGCGAGATGGGCATAAGCGATAACAATGAGCAATCGATGGCTAAATTCCATGCTACTGAGCCTACGCCAGAAGAGGAGGAAGAGGAGCCTATCACTATGCCCATTCCGAGCAGCATACAGAATATGTCTGCGCCAATAGTGGAGGAGCCACCTATACAGGATGAGGATCCATTTGAATACCAGGAGCGCATCGACAAGATGACTTCTGAGCTGACCCGTATATACGGAGCCTACAACGATTGGGACGCCTGGAGTAAGGGTAGGAATATCAACCTGACCTTGATGGATAACCCCGAGGAGGCCAAGATGGTCTACCGCACAACAGGCTACCTGGCTGCGCGACTGAAGGCGCAGAAAATTGACGCCGATTTATCTGATAACGATACCTATGAATTTTGGCGCGACGCCATTGCCAACCAGGACTTCGACGGAGCAGGAGTTGGCGACGACAGCGCATTCGATAAGCAGATTGCTAGCAAGGCTACGAAATACGCCCACGGCAAAGAGTTCCACAATTTGCTAATGGCCAAAGCAGGAGTGTCATCACTGATGAATCGTGGAGGAGAGCATGGTTTCAACAAGTTTCTAGAAGAGATCGGCGAGCACCTTGGCTATGACAAAGCATTGCACGCAAATTACTTGCAGGCCTGGAACGAGATCACTTCTGACTTTGATAGCAGACCACGGGAATACCGGCAGGTAATGAACGAGATCCTGATGGGTCTCCAGAGCATTGGTGAAGGCGAAGGCCTAGACCGAGGTGATCAAGCTAACATTCAGTTCGATACGCTTATGCGCATCGATGACGAAATGTTCGACATGGCGGTGCAGGATCTATTGACCTACACGGCGACTTTGCCCAAGCCAGAGGCATACAGCTTTTGGCAGGCCTTCAGCGCATCGTTTTCGCGCAACGTGGATGCCTACGTAACGTCAATGGGGCAATCATTTACGCAACGCGCATTGCGTAGCTATGAGCTTGGTGATGTCGATCCGTTGACATTCACCACTGATATTCCCCGAGCACGGGTGCCTATGACCGATGAAGAGCGCAAGAGGCGCGAGGCATCTACACAGGAATACAACAAGTATTTGAACCGGCGTGCTGTTGTAAAAACGGCTGCCGAGAACTACGACCAGATCGAAGGATCTAGCGTCGGCAGGTGGCTAGGTTCCGCGCTAGGCACCACAGCTACATCTTTATCTATGGTAGTGCCATATGTCGGCACCGCTGCAATGTATGCAAGCATGGAAGGTGCAGCACGAGAGGATCTATTCATGCGCGGTTTGCAAGCAGGCCTTAGCCAAGAACAATCGCAAAACTACGCCAATAATGTCGCGCCTGTCGTAGCAGTGCCTCAGACTGCTCTTAACAAGGTGCAGCAACTTGTTGCAGTGCGCGGCAAGATGCCCAGAGGATTGCAGTGGATCGACCGCACGATGGACAAATTAGACAATGCGATCACCAACCGGGTAGCCAGGTATGCAGGCAAAGTCGCATTGGTTACTGGTGTTGAAACCGCGATTGAGATTGGCGAAGACCTGACCCAGGACGTTGTCATGGATTTGACAAACATTCTGAATGAGGAGATGCCCGACGTAAACTGGTGGGAAGAGCTTTCTGGTTACTGGAACAGTGCGCCCGATATTGCGGCAGAAATGATCTTCCTGTCCTTTCTCGGGGGTGCGGGTGGTATGAACGCTCGAAAACAGCACAAAGCCTGGAGAGACACCTCAGAGCTTAAAAAACGTGCTTGGGGCTGGACTAAGGAAACACGCGAACGTCTCGACAAAGCGGCAGAGCAGGCAGAGAAAACTGGCAACTTCGCAGAGTTTGGACGTGAACTACAAGAAGCCAACAAGGAGCGCGACGCGAATAGCGAAGAAGCGCAGGAAGCAGTAGAAGAGTTTAAGAAGGCCCAGGCCAAGGCTGCTGAGTTTGAAGAGAAGATGGAGTTGGCTAATCGCCAGGCAGAAAACAAAGACTTTCCTATATTTGAATATACGAATGGCGCATGGAGCGTCATTGATCGAAATACCGGCGAGGTTATTGGATCAGGCATGAAGCGGGAGGAAGCCATCAAAACCGCGCAAGATCGCTATGTGTGGTATGAGATGCAATCTGTCAATGAGATAGCAGAGCTAGGTTCTATCATGTTGGCACAGGAGAAAGCTACTGAAGGCAACGAAACTGCAAGAGCAGAGCTAGACGAGCTTATGACTAGCTCAAAAGCCGAACAACAATACGGCAAAGGAGCAGAAGAGCGATTTGACCAACAGCAGGAAATTGCTGAAGGCCGTGGTCAGGAGACTAAAAAAGATGCGCCAATCAAAGGCATGCGTGTCCAGCAAATGAAGAAAGACGGCAAATCTGTAGTGACTCGCATCTTTCGTGGTGGTGACATCATGACAGTATTCCACGAGGAGGCACACGTTCGCCTGAAACAGGCTATGGCTCCTGGAGGCAGCTTGACCGAGGAAGGTGTAGTGGAGTTTCTACAGCACATTGACAAAGGCCTAAGCACAAAGCAGGTGGGCGACAAGCAAGTAGGCCTGAAGCTACTGCCAGACAACTTTAACGAACTAGAGGGAGAAGCCAGGGCAACAGCTATCGATGAAGCTGTTGCAGAGCTAATGGAAGTCATGGTGCTGCGCACCCGCAAGAAGGGTGGCGTCAAGGGCAACATGAACGCTAAAGACATCGAGGTAGGCATGGTCAGTGCTATGGCTAATAGGAACGAAGCACTGGGTCGCGCAGCTACCGGCATTGCCAGCATGCTACGTGCTCTGCGTCAGTTCTGGGGAATCCAGTTCTATCGTCTTGCCCAACTCAACAAGGCCGTGAAGGACGGCACTGTCAGCGAGGAGAAGATCGATGATTTCCTAAATAAGCTATACGGCCTCGACTCCCAGGTAGACATGGAGCAGCGCACAGAGCGTGAAGCACAAGAGATGACCGGCGAAACACCAGAAGACCCGTCGTTAGGTTACAGCATTAGCTATGACTTGCCTAGCGTCCCACCTAGTGGAGCGTTTTATAATATTAACACATATAGCAATGTCACCATTAAAACAATAGACCTTGGTGTTGAAGAACATATTAGCGGTATCGTAGATAGAGACAGGCACGAAGAGATTAAGAAACTAGATGCTGCGCTTTATTATCGCAGAGGGAAAAAACTTGTTACTACAGCAACACGCAAAATTTTTAAAGGTGTGCCACCGAGTATAGCAAAACACCCGCTGGCAAAGTATATTAAGAAATTTAAAAATTTATCCTACGGAGGACCCGAAGTAGATTTAGACCTCGGAAACGGCGTTACATTCCTCATTCGCGGCTACCGAGCAAACAGCATCAAGAGCGTATTGCAACAATTAGACGAGCTAGCATTAGGCGAAGCAGATTTAGATTACTTTGAAAAGCAAGAGGGATGGGGTATTGAATTAGATAGATACGCCAAAGAGTTTGCGGAAAATCTTCAGCGCAGACCTACTATCGAAATTGGAGATGCATCTGATTCTAAAAGCAGAGCGCAGCGTCAAATGGACGAGCAGCGCAAGAAGTGGGGTAAAGACCAACGCTCTGGCCTGCAATACGTAGCGCAACAAGAAGCAACCAATACAATAACATATTATCCCGCAGTATTGCAAACTGTTACGACTACTGTTGATCTGGCTCCTATTGCGCAGCAGCTACTCGACAGTTTGCCGGAAGATGTATTAACAACTCCCAACGTATACAACGCACGGCGTAAGCGTGCCGCTGCTAGCTGGCAAGGTAATTACATATCTACAGCAAACACCCCAGAGACTTACGTCCATGAGGTAATGCACGTCGCAACGCAAAAGCGCATTGAAGAAGAAATCGATTACCCTATAGCCAGAGATTCTATCACAGACAGGGAAGGGCAGCAGCCTATTGGCGCGGAGTATTTAAAGAGAATCAAGGAGCAAGCAAAATCGGCCTCACCAGAAATGCAAGAACTGGTCAGGCTCTATTTATTAGCTAACAAGAACTTCCCTGAACTGACCAAGCAGAGTCGCACAACCGGCGACCCAATGTCAGCCCAGGCTAAAAAAGCAGGGATATCTGGCAGCGTAGGCTATGGCCTAGCAAATTTGCATGAGTTTGTAGCACAGACGTTTTCTAGCAGGGTGTTCCAGGAAGCTCTCAACCAGATTCCTGATCCAAAAGCAAAAGGCATGACCTTGTGGCAGAGCTTGATTAACGCAGTCAGAAAAATGTTTGGCCTTAATGCCGAGCAAGGATCTGTGTTGGAAAGCGTGATTGCTGCTACTGCTGAGATTGCAGAAATGGAAGCAAAGCCAGAAGTGGGCTTTAGCATCTCCCAGGAGATGGACGCCGACTACATGGCGGCAGTCGAGGCTGGTGACATGGATGCCGCGCAGGACATGGTAGATCAGGCTGCGAAGGCTGCTGGATTCTGGCTCAAAGCGTTTCACCAGACTGCGTCTGATGAGTTTCACGTTTTTGATATGAGCAGAACTGGAACAGGGCCAGGAGGCAGGAACACATCATTTTATAAGCAAGCCGCATACTTCACAATCGATGGGCCACGAATCCGTGAAATGATGGAAGATTTTGGTATTGGCATATCATACGGCACTAGAGAGATGCAAGTATACCTCAAGCCAGACACTGAAAAAGATTACGTCCCTTACGCAGACCTCGAAATGGTCAAGCTGGGAGAAGATGAGTCAGGCAAAGAAATCGCTATCACCGACCCAGAAAGAATCAAACTAGCCGACCCTGTTACCCGCGATGACGCAGGCAACGTGATTCCTCTGTCGCAGCGATTTGACCCAGAGCAACCTGACATTCGCTTTAGCATTGCCAACCTGGAAGAGACCTATGCGCCGGCAACCGAGGAGGAAGTCAAAGCTGCAAACAAAGCTGAGAGTAATAAGCAAAAAGCACGCAGCCCGATTCTAGCTGTTGCTGCCGTGCGGTTAGCGAACGGGGAAATCACTGTCGAAGACTATGCAGATGCAGTAGACGTTATCGATCCGTTTGTTTCTAAAGGCGTAGAGACTCCACCTACTGAAGACGACATACGCAAATACATAGGCAAACCCGAAAGTCTTAAATACAAAAAGGTCGGGAACCTAGTTGAACCAGGCACACTTGTAGAGGCACGTATAGACATTCCAACTTGGAACAAATCTACAGCAGCAGGCAATTCAGTATATGCAGTTACGCTTCATAAGCCTGTTGCCAAAACTGCAACTAGAGTAGGGGAAACATTGTCTTATATGCCTATGGCACATTTAAAAAATGCGGAAATGATGACTAGGGCAATCAGTGGCAAAGGTGGTGCTATACGTATTGCAGCAGGTCAGGGCAAAACGCCACTAGCTACTGTAGCTGGCGAGGTAGTAAGCACCTCAGTTATACCTGAAGACATTTCTGAATACGCAGAAGTGTCTTACAATCCAATCAGGTCAAGCGGGTTTAGAGATGTATCAAACAGGCGTTTGGTGATTGGCGGCGAAGAAGCCGTGTCAATAGGTTCCAGGGTATACGTTAAAAATCCTGAGTATGGTCAGGAGCCTACAGGGTTTATTGATCCAAGCACGCCAGAAGTAGACATCAGCTACAGCATATTAAAAAATCAATTAGGGTTTGATCCAGACGCTGTGCCTGGCACTTTGGCAAACAACGCTAATGTCAATGCTCTCGATCCTAATCGCAAAGGAGAGGACATGACTTGGGGCGACGTTTCATTCAGCATTGGCCCTCGCACGTTGCCTGAAGCTATGCCTGTAATGAGCGAGGACGTGTTCAAACGGATCTTAAATGAGACTGACGAAACTGCTGTCATCCAAATAGACCGCATGAAGGTTGGTGAAATAGATGGCATTCCGCTTCAAGGTGGAATGTTTTTTCCGACCATAGTAGAAAATTTAAGCAACCGTGTGGTGTGGGCATTTAACTCTAAGGGTGCAGCATCTGACGTAATCAACCGTGTAAAAAACACTGGTGGATATGCCAAGCTCGTGCTTATGGCAGAAGGCAATGTAATTGGAAACAAAACCTTCGCAACTGTGTGGATGGGTAAGGTGCGCAAAGCTATTGCCGACAAAAAGCTCTCAAAGACAAAAGCACTCAAAATGCTTAACGAAATTCGCAAAACCTCCGAACAGGCAACCGGTCACACTAAAAACTGGAAGACACTAGAGGAAGTGGAAAAGGCACTCATGGAGATGCCGCAACGCAAGCGAGGCTCAAACTATTTTGCTAAGACTCGACGCTACACTGCAAAACGTGGGCAACATACTGCCTACGCTAAATTCCTTTCGCAAAAAATGACGGCAGCAGGATTTCCTGATGCTGTAGAAATGGTCGAGCAATTTGAAGAGCCTGCATTTAAAGGATTGCCTGACACCTCTATCGTCGGCGTAATCAAAATTGATCCCGGTCAGTCACTTGAGACTATACAAACTGCTGAAGAAGCAGGTGTTCCAGAGCACCTAAGCTATGCTTACGTAATCAAAGGCGAGCCTGTAGCAAGAGCAAAAAAACAAGTCACTCTTGATGAACTTAGGCCTGAGACAAAGAACGAACTGCTTACCCAAGGCACGCTTAGAATACCGGTAACAGAAGGCCTTAGCTACAGCATCTCCCAGGAGATGGACGCTGACTACATGGCAGTAGTCGAGGCTGGTGAAATGGATGCTGTGCAGGACATGGTGGATCAGGCTGCTAAGGCTGCTGGCTACACCATTGGCCCTGTGTGGCATGGGACTCAGGCTTCCTTTTCTAAATTTAAGGTTGGTAGTGCAATAGGCCAAGGAGAAGGCATCTATTTTAGCGATGATGCTAGGGACACTGAGGAGTTTGGCGACATACAGGTTGCTGCGTATCTATCGATGTCCAACCCGTATACTGGGACTGAGGAAAACTTTAAAAAATTAATACAAAAAACTCCAAACATTGACGAAGAAAAGTTTGATGAAGACGGGGTTTATGCAGGAAAGTTGATACAAGATGCTGGGTTTGATGGCATTATTGCAAAGCAAGGATACGGTAGCAACGTGCCATACGGGACAGAAATTGTAGTTTTTAACCCCAACCAGATCAAGTCAGCAGACCCCATCACCCGCGATGACGCAGGAAACGTGATTCCTTTGTCGCAACGATTCGACCCAGAACAAGGCGACATTCGGTTCCAGCTAGGCACAGATGACATGGTCGTCGGCCTTATGGATGCTACCCGTCGCAGGATGCTCAAGTCACCCGAGTTCAAGATGGCCTTCTTCGAGAATCTTCTCAAAAGGCTCCAGGCTATCCAGGCCTTCATCGAAACCCGAGGCACTGCATACAACTTCGATGCTTTTGGCAAAGAGTTCTCTGGCAAGTTCAGCGACGAGAAGGAAGGCGTGCTGAATGCCCTGGCTATGTTTGAGGCTATTCAAAAGTCACTGCCACCTGATCTTCGCGGCAGATTGACCGGTGCCTTGACCATGGCCAAGCAGGACACAACAGAGAAGCAGCTCGAGTATCTCAAGGGCAGAATCAAATCTGCATCTGGATTAGTCGAGAAGTGGATGAACCGCGAAATGAACGTCCAGCTCAAGAAGCTATTCAAGCGAGAGAAGGTCACGAAAAACGTGGCAGGCAAAAAGCCTGGGGGCAAAGCAGGTGCCGACATTCACGACATCTTCGCCATTCTGCGGCAGGCAGAGAAGTGGAGCCAGGACGAGGTAGATGCCCACGTCAATGGCAGACTAGATGCTGCCGACAACGCTGAAACAATCGAGGCAGAAGCCAAGATGCGCATGGAAGCTAACCTGGTCGGGCTTGTAGGCAACTGGAAGAACGCATCAGTGTCCCGCAAGATCCAGGCAGTCGTAGAGGCTACCCGTGCGTTTGAAGCAGGCTATGCTACATACAAGCTGAAGAAGCTGATGGAGCGCGAGGATCGTGAGATAATGCGCAAAGAACTGAAGCGTGCTACTGGCAAGGCAGGACACGGTGCAGAGCGCGATGCCAAGATGCTCAAGGAACAAGGTATGAAAGCAGGCGGCAAAAACTTCCTGCTGGATCTCCTCTCGTTCGAGGATCTGCTTGGTTACATATTTGGCCGTAATTCAGCTATCGTTAAGAAGTTTGTAGACCTGGAGCGCAAAGCGTCACAAAAGAAGGCTGACTTCATACAAGCACGCGCAGAAGGCCTAGAGGCACTATTTAACAAGTTGGCCGGTGGCAAACTGCAAGGCGAGAAATTGCGCTACAAGCTGGGCAGCGTTAAAAGCATAGAGTCACAAGGCCGTAAGCTAACCGAGTTTGAGGCACTGTCTGCCACCATGATGTGGATGCAGGAGGACGGTCGTCGCCACATGATCGGCCCCAAAGACGACGATGGCAAACCGACAGGCGAATGGAATTACGACGAAGACTTCATAGCAGAAATAGAAGCCCAGTTGTCTGACGAAGCTAAGGCAGTGCGTGCTCATTTGCTCGACGTTTACGGTAGCGAGCATGCGCAGATCAACCCGACATTCAGAGACATTAACGGCATCAACATGCCTCAGAACGCTCTATACTCTCCTATCACCGTTAAGCCTATGCAGGCAGGTAAAGGGGAGATGACCGATCCTACTACTGGCATGTCAATGTCAACCGCATCGCTCACTCCAGGTAGTTTGCGCACCCGTGGCGTATCTATTGCCGAGCCGGAGTTCCGGGACGTAGTTCAAACATTCTTGAGCCACACTCAACAAATCGGACACTGGTTAGCCTATGCGCCTATGATGAAAGATTTGTCACCGGTAATGCGCCACCGAGATGTCATCAATTCTGTAGAGTCTAAGGCAGGTCAGCAAGGAGTCAGGGTGCTTTCCAAGTGGGAGCAATACTTTACCGCAGGAGGCATTGTAGATGCTTCTGCATATTCCACAATTCAAGGCCTTCTGAATAGAATGCTAGGACGTGCAGCAGGCGCAGTGCTAATTGGACGCCTGTCAGTCATCATTATCCAGACTACACAGCTAGGTGCTGCTATCGCGGAAATGCCGGTCGGATCCTACATCTACCGATTTTCCAAGCTGTTTTCTCCGCAGGGCATGAAGATGTGGCGCGAAGCATTTAAGAGCAGCTACATTCAGCGCAGACTTAATGAGATGCCGGTCGTGGTGCGCGAGGCTATGAAAGGCCTGGAAGCCAGCAAGCCAAGCACATTCAAATACTTAGTGCGTAAAGCAGGCGAGGCAATCGGTGGCATGGACGCACTCATGACCGCAGGCACGTATGCTATCGTGTATGACTATCAGCTCAAGATGGCCAAGCAGAACGGCATGACAGGTGCCGAGGCTGAACGCTGGGCTAAGAATGAGGCTGAGAGATCGGTCGAACGTGTAGCGCAACCTACCCGCGCAGGCACGCGCTCTATCTTCGAGAACACGGCTACCAATCCGTTTGTGCGTGTTGGGTGGGCATTTGCATCAGAAGGCCGTCAGAAGCTAGCCCTGGGCTTATACAGAACCTTTAGCAAGCAAACCAGCATGGGTGAAAAAGGCCGCGCATTGGCCTTAATGTTCCTGATCAACGGTGCTCTAGGCACATTGATGCGCACCGCATGGCGTGATATGAAGGACGGCGAAGACGACGAAGTATTCGACGAACGCTATTGGGATCCTAAGCGGCTCATGCTTGCCACCCTGACCGAACCGCTAGGAGGCATGCCATTCGTAGGAGATGCTATCGAAAGCGGCATATACGCTACCGCAGGAGAGTGGTCGCCCGAGGGCAACATGCTGTCTAGCATACCACAGGCAATGGAGGCTACCTGGAACCTGAAGGACTTTGGCGAGCGCGACGCCATGAAGAACCTGAAAGAGGTAGAGAAAATCCTCGGAGGCCTGGCATTGGCCAATGACACCCTGTCAGCCGCATCTTCTGTCAGTCATTTGGTAACAGATATTGCCAAGCTAATAGAAGCCGCACTAGAGGATTAACTGTTTAGGCTAGCCAAACTATCAAATAAACCATAAGAGAAGGAATACGATGATCAGCTCTGAGACATCCACAGCCACGTTTACTGGAAACAATTCCAGCGTAACTGCATATGCTATCCCGTTCAAGTTCTTCGACAACGGCGATATCTACTGTCATGTAGTGGACGCAAACAACGACGTGACTGAGCTATCTTTGACTACAGACTTTGCGCTTACAGGCGCAGGCGAAGAGTCAGGAGGCACATTGGTGACTGTTGCACCTTACGATAGCACACACACGCTGCGGATCTCGAGGCGACCAGACTACCTCCAGGAACGCAACATGCGCGAAGGACAACTGAGTGCTATGGAGAACCTGGAAAAGGGCTTGGACGTGGTAGTCACCCAGGTGCAAAAACTGGTGGAGATGATCCATACCGGAGGCCTAGACTCTCTGGCCATTGACAAAACAATCACAGCGGCTGCTACCACAGGAGCACAAACAATCAACAAGGCTGCCGGTTCGGTGAACTTTGCAGCAGCAGCATCCTCATTGGTAGTGACCAACTCGCTTGTGAATACAAAATCTGTGATCATTGCCACGGTTGCCACTAACGATGCCACCACGAAAGCAGTGCAAGCAGTAGCAGCAAATGGTTCATTTACTCTATACCCCGATACTGCGCCTACCGCAGAAACCAGAATCAATTTCATCGTAATCAACTAATTCCCCAACAACCAACATCATGAAAACTTTTCCTGTAATCGAGTTTGATGCTAACGGCACCAAGGACAGTTTGCCTCTCCCGGGTGGCGAATATGCCGTGCATGTGCTTGGCACATTTAGCAGTGGCACAATGTCTGTGCGTGTATACGACGGTGACAATGCCGTCGAGGTTACTGATGGCAGTCTGACTTCTAACGGTCAGCTAGTCATCGCTAACGGTGCCGGACGATTCCGCTTTGTGCTTTCAGGCGCATCCTCTCCCGACATCAAAGTTTCTTACGAGAAAATCTAATGGCGACCAGGCCTACAAGCAGAGGCATTGTGAGGTCGTTGTCCACGGGCATCGTGGGCAGATTGGTTGGCGGGTTTTCCTTTACAGACTCTGATGCATCTACCTATGCCGCTGCGCTTGAAGGTGACGGGGTTTCCTTGTCGGACGACCAGAAGCAAGCCATAGACACGTTCTATGCCACTGGCAAAAGC